AAATGATTGCCACGGAAATGGCGGGTATCCTGGCCCTGGAGAAAACAAAAACCTTTACCACAGGGGATGGGGTCCAACAAACCATTACTCTTACTTCCTGGCCTACCCATATTAAAGAACAATTGGAAACCCTCCGAATTAAGCGGATATAAGTCATGCCCCCCACGGTGAGCATTACCACGGATATCTTTGATGCCGTAGTTGCCAAAATTGTAGCCGCCCAGGCCACAACCCTTTCTTATGTCAAATCGGTATACCAGGGGGATGATGACCGGGCCTTGACCGGGGAAACCCCCTTTATTCTCATTCGGCCCACCCGTGACCCGGAGGAATGGCGAAGCTTCCAAAACCGGCGAACCTGTAACCTAGCCGTGGAATTGCATTGCGTATGCAAGGATACCGAAGTGCCCACCAGTCTTTCCCAAGTGCGAGGGGCCTTAAAAATGAAGGATGATATTTGTAATGTCCTAGAGGCCGATATGCAATTAGCCAATACCGTGGAATATTTCAATATCTTTACGGACCGATGGGAGGGGATAGGCGAAAAAACGTATGGCTGTATAATCGTATTGCAAGCGGTGAAGCTTTTTCAAAAGGGGGCACGGACATAATGCTGATGAAATATAAGGGATCATTGCCGGAAGGGTCCGTTGACGATGCCGGGGCTTCTTGGAATTTTAAGCGGGGGGAAACCGTGACCCTTCCCGATTCTTTGGCGGATCGGCTCTTAAAGAATTTGCCGGATGATTGGGAAGCCGTGACGGAACCCAAAAAAATCAAAGGGGGTAAATAGCCATGCCAGCAAAAGGATTCAAAACGACATTGGGATACGGGGAAGAATCCACTTATGGCACCCCCGTAGCTTCCTCAAAATGGAACGAAATACTTTCCGAAAGCTTGAAGCTTACGGATGAGCCGATTATTAAACCCTCCATGCGAGGGGCTACCCAACGGGGCTTTTTCCAATCTATCAAAACCGTGGGCGGGTCCGTGGAAATTGAAGCCATGTATGAAGGAATGCTAAAATTGTTGAAACACGCCTTGGGAAGTGTGGCCACAGTGGAAACCGAAGCCGCTACCCGTTGGACCCATACCTTTACCCTTGTGGCCAATGCGGCCCTGCCTACGGGCCTCACGTTTGAATTGGGCCGGGATTTGCAGGGATGGCGGTATCATGGATGCAAAATTAACGAATTGACCCTTTCCCAAGAGGTAGCCGATACCTTGAAATTGGCCCTAGGGATTTTAGGGGAAGATGAGGAAAAGGTGACGGCGGGAGCCGCTACCTATCCCACGGAACGGTTAATACCCTTTCACCAGGGGATTCTAAAAATTGCCACGGTAGCCACGGATGCCCAGGGCTTTGAAGTGACATTGAATAATGGCTTGACGGCGGAACGCCATAAATTCGGCGGGCGGTTGACTAAGGAACCGGCGGCTAACGATTTTCGGACCGTGACCGGGAGTATTTCCAAGGATTTTGAAACCGCCGATATTGCCGCCCTATATGATAAATGGGTAGCGGGTACGGAAGTGGCCATTCAATTGGATTATACGGGGCCGGTCCTGGGGGCGGGCAATTACAAATTCACCATTGATATGCCCCGATGTGTCCTGATGGGTGATGTTCCCACGGTATCCGGGCCTGGATTGGTGCCGTTGACCATTCCTTATCAGGCTATTTATGACGAAACCGGGGCGGCTGATGCCTTCAAAGTAACCGTAGTGAATGGCGAAAGTGCCGCTTAACCATCCATGCCGTATAGCTTGCGGCTTACGATTAACAAGGCTGACCTAGCCCGCATACGGAAACAGCTTCAAGAGGCGGCCAATATTGATGTTTACCACAAAGCCCTTGGCCGGGGGCTGGCCGAAGGGTTGCCGGGGTTAATCAACCGCACCCCGATAGCGAAGGCCGGGCCGGGGGTAGTGGGCCGGGGCACCCTTCGCAAAGGCTGGGCGGCTGGGTTCCGGGCCTTGGGGCCATTAAATTTCATTGTGGAAAATATTGCCCAAACCAAAGAAGGCAAGCGGTTTGCCTTATGGGTGGAAGATGATACCACCCCCCACGAAATACGGCCCCGGCGGGCCAAATTCCTAGCATGGCAAACCGGGAAAGGGGGCGGGGGCCGGGCGATTGTGAGGACCATTAGCCGCCTAACCGGCAAAGCCTTAAAAAAATCCAAAACGGAATTTTTCGTATTTGCCAAAAAGGTCAACCACCCCGGGACCACGGGCCAAAAATTCTTATTCAATTCCCTGGGGGAATTTGAACGGCGGGCCGTTGATGCTATTATGGGCACCATGCGGAAGATTGCAAATTCAGCGTGAGGGGGAAATGATGAGCGAAACCAACGGCTATACTTTGGCCAGTGAATTTAAGGCCCGGAGCCGGAAGGATATTACCTTGCCTTCGGGGGCCAAGGTGCAAATTCGGAAAGTGAAAGGCATTGAATTGGTGGCGGAATTTGGCTTTTTGCCTGAGCCGAATATCACTACTCAGGAAAAAATCAATGCTGACCCTATCAAAGCCAGCCAGTTTATGCACAAGCTTATTTGCTTGGCCGTGGTATCGCCCAAAGTGGTGCTAGTCAATGCCGGGCCGGATGAAATCCTAGTGGAAGATTTGGGCGGGGATGGTGACGCCCTCCAAGCGGAAATCATAGCGTTTTCCCTCGGCTCTAAGGCGGTAGCTGAATTATCCTTTTCTCCCGAAGGAATACCGATTGCTCATACATCGGATCGGGAAAGCGTACCGGGTGCCCCCGCATGAAATCATGCAATGGCATTACCCGGAATTGGTCATTACGAAAATGATTTTGACCGAAGCCGTGAAGGAACGACATAAGGACGTTAAGCGAATCCTGGGGAAGAAAAACCATAATCATACGGTGGCTTTCCTGGCCAGCCTGTACGGGGATGACTAATGCCTAATCAAAATCTTTCCTTTACCGTCAAGGCCATTGATGAAGTAAGCGACAATATTAAAGGCGTAGGGAAGGAAGTCGAAAAGCTGGCGGTTCTCCAAGCTAAAGCTTTTCAAGAAATTGCCAAGGATGCCAAGAATGCCACTAAGGCGGTATTAGAATTTGCCACGGGGGGCATTAAAATTGCCGATGCCTTGGATGATATTGCCCAAAAAACAGGGATCAGCACGGAATCACTTTCCACCCTTGGCTTGGCGGCGGAACGGGCCGGATCTGATATGGGGTCCGTGGAAGCTGGGATTAAAACCCTGACCCGGAACATGGCGGCGGCGGCTGATGGGAATGCCGATGCTACGTTAGCCTTTCAACGGCTGGGGATATCCATTAAGGATTCCGATGGGCAATTACGGCGGGTGGAAGATATCCTACCGGAAATAGCCGATGCCTTTAAGGGNATGAAGAATCAAACCCAGGCGGCGGCCATGGCCCAAGAAGTGTTAGGCAAGGCTGGGGTGGACCTCTTACCCGTGCTACGGAATGGAAGTGATGGGCTGGCCAAGGTACGGGATGAAGCCGGGAAGCTTGGGGCGATTATTTCTACCCAAACCGCCAAGGCCGCCGGGGAATTAGATGACACCATGAACGATACCACCAAAGCTGTCACCGGGCTCCAAGTGGCCTTGGGGCAAGCCTTGACCCCGGCGTTACAAGCCATTCACGGCACCTTAAACCAAATTATTCCGGCCCTGACCGCCTTTATCAATCAGCATCAAACCATTGCCACGGCGGCCACGGCATTGGCCCTAATTATTGGGGGCCTAGCTACGGCCTTCCTGGGGTATCAAGCGGCGGTGATGGCCGTTACTGTGGTCCTTCCCCTCTTTACGGCGGCCCTGGTATCGGCCCAGGGGGCGGCGGTGGCCTTGTTTGCCATTATTGCGGCCCATCCTTTTGTAGCCTTTACGGCGGCTACGGCGGCGGCCACGTTAGCCCTCACGGAATGGCTGTCCAAAAAACAAGAGGAACAAATAGCCCGGATTGAAACGGGCCGGACGATTGAAAGCTTGATTAAAATTCAAAATGAGGAAATTGCTAACCTGAAACAACAGGCCCAGGATGCCAAGGGCGTGGCGGCGGATCGGTTTAACCATGAAATTCAAATGCGAGAAGAATCCGTGAAGAATTTAGAGAAAATGTTATTGAAACGGACGGCTTCCGAGAAACAAGCCAATCAGGAATCCACTACGGCCACTAGGGAATTGACCAAGGCAGAATTGGACGAATTAGCGAAACGGGCGGAAGAAGCTTTGAAGATTGTTCAGGAAGGCGGCACCAAATTGCGGGCGGATAGGGCGGCCCAGGGGTTAGCGGGTCTGGCCGAATTACAGGCCCGGCAATCCGCCGAATTGGAAGCCGTCCGGCTCAAATTCAGCCAGGAAGGCATATTGACCGTAGAGGGGGAAATGGCCCTTATGACCATTCGGGCCAATCATCGTGTGGCGAGAGAACAAATGCAAGCCGAGGAAAATATTAAAAATCTTGAAATGCAAACCCAGCTAACCAATGATACCGCCAAGCAATTTGCCTTACGGAAGCAAATNATTGAANCNTCCGTGTTGGCCGGGAAGATGACCCAACAGCAAGCGGCCCAGGAAATATTACTATCCGAAAAGAAGGCTAACGATGAACGGACGGCCAATATCATGCGATTTGCGGGGGTCTATACGGATACCTTCCGGGCCTCTTTTAGCGAAAATCTCAAAAACCTAGGGGATTTTCAACGGGCCTTTCATGCCGCCTTTGTGGCGGGGCTGTCCAAAACGGTTGACGCAATCATTGATGCCAAAGTAGCGGAAATCCAAACCACCATGGTAGCGGAAATCGGCAAGGCTCAATTGGGCGGGTTCCTATCCTTCGGGGCCACCTTATTTGCTATTCCTTTGATCCTGGCCGCCGGGGAAGGGGCTAAAGCCTTAATCCATTCCGCCGGAAAATTCGCCCAGGGGGGCATTGTAGAGGGCGGCACCCCCGGCAAGGATTCCGTGATGGGTTTGATGAAACCCAAGGAAATGGTATTGCCCCCGGCCATTTCAAATTTTATCGTGGATGCCGTGGATCAGGCGCGGGGCGGCGGTAGGGCGGCCCCGGGCGGGATTGCCGGGAACGGCAACGGTGTTAATATCAACATAGGCACCATCGAAAATATATCTGATGTTCGCTATATTGATTTATTGGTTGAGAAAATCAGCGATAGGGTGCAATTTGGAGGGGCCAGGTTGATAAGCTCGGAGGTTTTGGCCTAATGCAAATTCTGATGCCCAGGGTTTGTAAAGTGAAGCCCAGGGGCTTTGTGACCATGATTTTACGGCATTCCGATGGCCGGATAGCCGAAATACGGGAATTTGATAATTTGGTGACGGCGGCGGGGAAGGCGGCCCTAGCGGCCCGAATGACCACAAGCGGCCCGGCGGGCGTCTTTATGCCCTACGTGGGGATTGGGTCCGGGGCGGCGGAAGCCTTTGATTCTGATATCACCTTGGCTACGGAGCTAGGCACCAGGGTAGCGGGGACAATAACCCAAACGGGTGTAAGATATATCAATGATGCCACATTTGCCGCAGGGAACGGGACCGGCACCATACGGGAATGCGGGTTATTCTCGGCCAGCACAAGCGGCACCATGTTTTCCAGGCAGTCGAATTTTAGCCCTTATGTCAAAGGGGCGAGTCAATCACTTCAAATGCTTTGGGAAGTGGAGATAGCGTAAATGGCTATTGAATATCCCACAACCTTACCAATCTTCCCCACCCAAACGGATGGCGGGATAGGTACAGGGGCCTTTATCAATGACATTTCCGGTGAATTGTTGGCGGCTCTTACTGAATTCGGGATCTTGCCGAAGGGCAATCATGTAGATGTTAAAGCTCGGCTTAATGCCCTCGACTTGCGATCAATAATAAATATCATCATCAACGGGGGCTTTGAAGTGTGGCAAAGGAATACGTCTTTCAGTTCGCCCGCAAGCGGGAGTTATACAGCAGACCGATGGAAGCTCCAAATAGACGCAGGGCCGCCGACATTCACCGTGTCACGCGAGGCCAGCGTCATTGACGAGGGATTGTATGCTATGAAGGTTGACCTTACCGTGGTGGCGGGTTGTACTGGCCTGGTACATTACCAGTTCATAGAAAATTTCCAGCAGTACCGTGGAAAGACTGTCAGTTTTCAAATGCGTGTCCATGCAAACGTGGCCAGTAAGTTCCGCCTTACGCTCGATGACGGCATTAGCGCCACGGCGGTCAGTAGTTATCATAGCGGGGCTTCGGCCTACGAAACGCTCACGGTTATCTTAGCCGTTAGCGCCACGGCTACCCGGCTCCGTATCGGTATGGGTCAGGATAGCGCCCCGTCCGTGGGAACGGCTTATTTCGATTCGGGTATGTTTATCGTGGGGCTGACGCCCCTTGCCTTTGTTCCAAGTGACCCGGAAATTGAGCTCGCCAGGTGCCAAAGATATTATGAAAAGAGCTATGCGATTGGGACCAATCCAGCATCCTTAACCGGAGTCAATAGCGAACAGTTCAGGCTAACGGGAGCTATTCCGAATGGGGAATCTTGGGGGTATACCGTCAGGTGGAAAGTGACCAAGCGCACCACACCGACAATCGTTTTATATTCTTTTGCCACGGGTGCCACGGGAGTCATCCGAAATAATACGACAGGGGTGGATAAGGCCAGCGTGGCGGGTGGACCGGGTGACAGTTGTTTTAATATTGGAAATAATACGGGCGGGGTAGATGGTGCGGCGAATGACCATATGATTGCACATTGGACGGCTGACGCAGAAATCTAATGAAAAAATTTCTTCTTATTCTCAAATCCGATAACAAGCCGGTATATTGCGGCCAGGTATTTGAAGGCTCCGAAGTATTAGGGTTGATCGGGGGTTCCTATCAATCACAATGCTATTGGGTGGACGTAACCGCCTTGAGCGCGGCCCAAATTACGGCCAACAAAACCAAAACCTTTACGCCCGATGAACCCCCTTCCGATACGATGGAAAATGCTGTGGTAGTAAGTGCTGATGGCACTTGGGTTTGATTCATGTGGATATGGGGCGGGGCCGTATGGGGAGTAGATACCTGGGGCGGGGCATTTGAGCAAGTAAGGCCCCTGGATAGTACCAACCTCGGCGGGACCGTAGCCGCATTTATCCGTTATGACCAGGATTCCAAATTACTCAAATTTCCCATTCGGGAAGATGTGACTTTTATTGAACGGCTCCGCTACCAGGATGCCGCCATAAACATTTCCCTTTCCGGCAACCGTAAGCAATTGAATTTTGGCCGTTATGATCGGATCAAATTTGAATCCCTGGATATTGCCACGGATACCTTTTTCCAGGCGTTAGAAAGTTGGTGGGCGAAAGCCAAGGAAGGCCAGGAATTTAGCTTGGGGTTTGAAGATTCGGACCAAGTGCAATTGGCCATTCTAAATGCCGCCACCCGGGGGGCTACCCGGTTGGACCTGATGACCACGGCGGGCATTGTCCAAGGCCGCCGGTATTTGGTCCGGGCCGATACCATGGGGATGAATGCCACCCGGAACCTTTCGGCCAATGGGGGCTTCAATACCTCCATTTCCGGGGCTACAGCCTTGGGGGCCGCCACTCTAAGCCTAGATACCGCTTTCAAAAGTGAAGGGGCGGGGTCAATTAAGGCCGTTTGCCCTGGGTCCGGGGCCGGGGAAGGATGGGAGGAAACCCTAGCCATTCCGGCCCGCCTGGGCTTTATTACCCTTGGATTTAAGATTGCCGTCAATCCGGTAGTGGCCATGAGGATGCGGATTAAATGGGTGGAAAATGGCACCACCATAACCAAGGAAATTACTTTCACGCCCACCAATGCGGCGGCTTTTGAATTCCATTATATGACCGTTATTGTGCCCCCCAAGGGGATTACGAGCCTTAAAATGGCCCTATTCACGGATGCCGCCACGGCTACCACCTTTTGGATAGACGAATGGCAACCGGAGCAACGGCCTAACCCTAGCCCGTTTACGCCCATAATTGGATTGGTCTATTCCGCCGTGACCGAAGATGCCGAAGAATATGTGACGGTGAAGGATATTTACCCCGGCGTAGCGGTGATATTGGCAGACCCGTTACAATTCGATTATCAACCCAGGGATATTTTTAAATCCCGGCGGTATTGGTATCGGCTCTCCATGATAAATGCTGACCCGATTTTTACTACCAAGATATTAACCTTTGATCTGAAAGGAGAAGCTAGGGAAGTCCCACAATTATAGCCATGATTACCCTATCCACGGCCTTAGCCGCCGATTTGGCCGCCGGTGAAAAGGATTTTGTTTTCCTGGTGGAAATATCAGGGTATGCCAATGCCCAAGCCGTGCCCATCGTATATGCTTCGGCCCCCCTGAATATTTCAGGGAAGGAAGTGCGTTCCCTGGCCTTACCCATTCGGGATAATGCTTCAAGCGTTTCCTTGGATGCGGCGAAGGCCACCTATGCGGGAATCGGGTTTGCCATTCAAGATAAGGACAATGAAATCACGGCCCGCCTTGACGATATTGATTTTATTGGCAAATCTGTCTCCATTAAAATGGGCACGGCGAAAACGTCCTATGCGGATTTTGTCAACATATTCCTGGGGGTGATTACCAACCTGGGATTGAATGCCGATGCAACGGCCTATGATTTTCAAACCACGGACATACAGGAAAACCTTTCCCAAATGGTTTTCCGGGTGGCGAAAACGAAAATAACCCTTGCCTTTACGGAAACCGATACGGTTATTACCGTGGAATCCACGGCGGATTTTGCCACGGCGGGGCCCTTCTCCAATTATGAAACCATCGGGGCACGGGGCTACCTGATACTCGGCTCCGGTGAATCCGCCGAGATAATAAAGTGGACCGGGAAAACCTCTACCACGTTTACGGGGTTAAGCCGGGCACAATTGGGAACCCTATATCACGCCTTTGCTATTGGGGCCGAAGTGAAAGAAGTAGTGATATGGCCGGGGCACCCCCTAGATATATTGGCGGTGATACTAACGGGTGAATCCTTGGAGGAAGATATCAATTTTGAAACGGTGCCAAGCGGGTGGAAAGTATTAGAAACCCTTTCCATTGATACGGCTTCATGGATTGAAGCCAAGGACCGTACACGGGAAATCTTGTACGAATATCGGACCCTTACGGCCCAATTCATTAAGAATTTTGCCGAGGGGGAAGTGATGAAACCCCTGAAATTATTTATGCGTTCCACGGTGGGCAATACCATTGGCTTGGTGAAAATGATTGAACGGCCCATACCCTTGGCCCCGGCCCGGCAATTAAACCGTGAGCATTTGAAATCGGATATTTCATGGAATGGCCAGGCCGAATTATTAAGCAATCGGGTGACGGTGTATTATGATTTTGATGTAACCACAGGAGGATTTTTGAAATCCAGGCAAGTAACGGACATAGCATCAACCGCCCGCTTTGGCCTTCGCAATCCGTTGGAAATATCCCTAAAAGGCTTACGGGAAGCCAACGGCGGGGCGGATTTGGCCGAATTGATAGCCCGGTATCATTTCCTGATGTTTGCGGCCCCCCATCCCGAAATAGGGTTATCCGTAGCGGATATGCGGCAATTGGATATGGAAATAGGGGACACCCTCAGAGTGACCCATCAAATATTGCCCAAGCTTTCCGCCGGAAGCCGTGGGGTAGCGGATCATTTCCTAAAAATATTAAGTAAGGCGGTACGGGTAGCGGGTGGGGATATTCAATTCAAATTGTTTGATGCCGATATACCGGCTTCAAATCTTTATGCCAGCGTAGCGGAAGAT